AGACTGCCACCGCCGGAACCAACAGGCATATTAAAATTAGCTCATCTTTCCAAGACCCCTTCATCTGATCTACAGCCGAGGCCTCCCACCCGACAGTCCCTGCGATCTGCTGCTCTTTGAGGCTCTTCTGTGCTTTTATTTCAGTGAGTGCTAGATCAGCTTTTGCTTTTTTTGTTTCAACAAAACCTGTAACTGCATCCTTGACCATGCTACCTATAGGGCCGATTAAAAGATTAAGCATTATTAAATACCTTTAATGATTGCTACTACAACAATAACTGCAACAGCGACCACGAATAGTTTGCCCTTTTTGTTAAGCTTGTTCCACTTATCCATAGGGTTCCATCCAAAAATCATCATGATATACCTCCTTTGTTAATTAGTACCACTTGGCACTACGTTTTTTCTCAGGAAGCATGCGTTTTTGTCCGCCAACTTTTTCTACCTGAGTTTCAGTAGGTTTTGTTGTTTCTATTTCAACGCCACCTTTTTTTAAACCATCTTTATCAACAAACATTTGATGATCAATAGGTCTTTTACCTGGGTTTTTCATAGATTAACTCCTTTTCTTTAAACCAGCTTGATTCAAAGCTATAGCGATAGCTTGTTTGCGAGATTTTACCTTTTTTTTCGACTTTCCGATAGGTAATTTTTTCTTTTTGAACTCTCGCATTACCTTTGCAATTTTTTTATTTTGTTTTTCTGTCTGTTTAGCCATTAAGTATCAGTCATTACCTTCATTTTTTGCACACCTGACTTTGCTAAAGACACTCCAGCACGTAAACCGGCTAAACTTTCGTTTTGTTCCATTTTTTCGTCGTGTGTTACTTGATCTTGAACTAATTTTGCTCGTTCTATCTCTAATTTTTGCTCGCCCTCCTCTTTTTTGCGCTCGTTTTCCATTGCGCGAAGGTCTACTTCTCTTGATTTTAGCTTAATTAGTGGGTCAACGTCCTCTGCAGAGTTAATTTTACGCTCTTCTTCCATAAAATCCTTAGTCATTTCTGCAATTAGCTTAGATTTTCTAGATTCTATGGTCACTTGAAGCTGTTCCATCATTGGATTTGGTTGTGGAGGCATGCCTGTCATAGCTTGTTGTTGCATTTGTGCCTGCATTTGTTGTAATTGTATTATCTCATCCTTAAACTCTAGTTGTATTTGTTCTTGTGCCATCAAAGAGATGTGTTCTAAAATATTTTTTTGCACTAAAGACATAATCGTAGGGTTATTTCTAACCATGCTAGTGCCCATAAAATTTAAGTGAGCGTCAATGTGGGCTTTGTGGTCTTGCTTTGGAAAGGCTTGAAACTTTTTCCCCGCCATGGACTGTATGTGTTCCATACTTGGGTCCATTGGTTGTGGTGGTGCAGGAGGAGGTAGAATTAAATCTACATTTTTAACTCCAATTGCTTCGTACATACTACGATAGGCTTGATACAAATTGTGTATCTTTGGATTTGTTTGAGCTAGTTGTAGTTGTGTTTGAGCTAAACTAATTCTTTGTGTTTGCGAAAAGATATTTGGATCTGCTATGGGTAGAACATCGACTCTATCATCAAAGTCTGTTTTCTTTACCATGCGTTGACCACCCACTACATCGTAAGGATATTCTGGTGGCAGATACAAAGAAAATATTCTAACTAATAATTTAAACTCGTTCTTCAGTGAGTTGTATAATCTTTTGTGTATGGCAGACATGACACGCGAGCCACGCTCTAGTAATGCGACTGTGGTTCCAACAGCAGCGCCTTGGTTGCCGTCACCAACTTGCATATCAGCGATGGACGCGAAACGTTGGCCTGCTTGTACAACAATGCCCATTAATTGTAATAGTGTGCCTGACGGCTCTTTGAATGGCAGTGGCATAAATGCTTCACGAAGATTACCACCCGGAGCGTCCACATCTCTAAACTCTCCTGGTTGAATGGACTGTGCCTCGTCTCTGACTCTAATACCTCTTGTCTTAAAACCAGAAGGTAAGTTAGACAAAGTCCCTGCATCTAATAATTGTCTCAGAGCTGCGGTTGCAGTTCTTGATAGTCCACCAATCATGTGAATTAAACCAAAGCCATAAAAACCTAGACCTGGTAAAAATTTAAAATGTGTAAAATAATTAATTCTTTTTTTCTTAGGATCGTTTGCTTCATAGTTTCTACGAATGGCTAAAACTTCTCTACTACCCTCTTCGATAGTCACAATGTATGGAAGTTTAATCCCTGTAGCTTCTCCTGTTTCAGGGTTGCTTTCTTCAAAACCCTCTAAATCTAAATCAACATGACACTCTAACAAAGTATACATGTCCGGTGATTTTTCTGACTTACGAATACCTTCTAGTTCTCTTTCCTTCTCTGCAATAGAGTCATCCATGTTACTAGCGTCACCTAGCTCTATGTCACGATAGAATCCACTGACTTGTTGTTTTCTTAAATCGTTTTCAGAAATATTTATTTTGTGAATTATAGCATCTGCATCTTCTAAACTAGTTGCAGAATATGGAACTAATAAATCATCTGCAGGTACAAACTTTGAGACGGCTCGACCTAATAATTCATCGTAGTACACTTTTTTAAATGTCGAGCCTGAGAGAGGAAGATAGAAAAGCATTTGATCGAACTCTTGCTCATACTCTTTCATTTCTGACATGAGCTGATAATTCATAAACTCTTTGACACGCTCGCTCTGTTGTTCTTTAGCTGTGTTTGGAGCTCCGATGATTTGTGTTCGAACAGGACCACTAGCAGGTAGTAATTCTTTGTAAGCTAGTGATTGAAATTGTGTGACTGCTTCTGCAAGGACAGGGTGAGTTGCACCGCTCGCACCTTGAAACGGTTCACCTCTGTCTTCGTATTTGAAACCTAAAAGATCTAAACCTTTAGTGTAACAATCTTCCCAGTCTTTTCTGGATGCTTTGTAATCTACAAACATACCTTTGAGATCACTACCCAAAGGTCCTAATACATCGTCCTCTAGATATTCTGCTAAGTTTGCGAAGTGATTTTCACTCCCCTCCATCATCGCTTGAGATGGATCAAAAGCTACTTCCGCGCCTCCATCCTCTGTGGTAATTACTTCCACTTCTTCTGGTTGTTTTTGTTCTCTATTTATTTCTTGAGCTAGAGCCTCTTGTATATCTTTTTGATCAGGTAATTCTATTGTTGTTCTTTTTGTATTCGGTAATGCTTTATCTATTTCTGCCATTTAATAACCTTACTTGTTTTTAAACAAAGACTCAATGCCTTCTGATTGTGGACCGCTTTCCGGTGGTGTTAATCCACCTCTCGCCATTGCCATTCCTCTACCTCGTAAACTTTCTAAAGCCTCAAATAAACCACTAGTTCGTCCAAGCCTTGTTTTTTCCCGATAATCTATAATTTTATTTAAAGCATCTTTTTTTTCTTCATCTGACAAATTATTCAAATATTTTCTTGTAGGAGCGTTTTCCGATTTCATTTGAGCTTTAATTTCTTTCATACTGAGGTCATCAGAGTCCTCCAATAAGTCATTGAGAAATTCTTGTTCGTCTTGAAGAACATAGCTAGGAAAACCTATTATCTCAGAAAAAGCGTCTCTAAAGTTCATTAATATGTTACTAGAATCACCACCATTTTTAAACCCAACACGACCGCCCACTGCAAGAGGCTCGCCATAAGATTGTAATCTTAAATCCACTTCTTGATCTGTCATTTCATCCACATTTAGTTCTTGTGATCCAGGCGCCACATCTCTTTCAATTAATTCTTTGAGTCTTGCTCTTTTATCAATCGCAGGTATATCTTCTCTTTCAATATTTTCAGGAACTAAAGATTCAGGTAAAACAAAGGCTCCACCTGTAGCGTCTGCTCCACTTGAAAATAGATCAGGTTGTGGTTGCGCAGGGGGTGAGAAAAAATCTTTTACCTTACCTGTTCCTGATGAATATAAATCTTTTATTAAGTTTAAAGCTAAACCACCCAAACCTCCTGTATTAATTAAAGCAGGAATAATGCCTTGAGTGGGTCGTGGATCAGGCACCATGTTTGCAAAGTCCATTGTGGGTGTTCCTGGTCTTGATGTAGGTAAAGTAAAAACTTGCTTGTCTGCGGTTCCACCGACAAGAGCTCGACTGGCATCACCAAGAAGCTCACTAAAGGTTGGAGCACTAGCAACAATGCGACCTGTAAAGTCTTGTGCTGTTGTGCCTGTTCTAAAAACTGGTTGACCGTTTCCTTGTGTTAAACCTTGAACTGTAGGAGAGCCTGGAATAAATTGTATGCCTCTACCATAGTCTGCAGCTTTTTGTAATTCTGCTTCTCTTGCTTTTGAAATCTCACCACCGGTCATGATGTTTGACATTAACTCAGCGGTATCTGCTTGTCTTTGTGTGTTTCTTGATGCTGTTGCTGTTTTACTTCCCATCTAAACTCCTAATGTTGCTATGCCCCCGTTAGCAAATTCACTCTCCTGCATATCTTTCACAACTTGATCGAACTCCTCTTTTGAAGGTAATCCCATTGCCTGATTTATAGCTTCGTATAAATCTAATCCTTGTGATAATAATTGCAAGACATTTATAACTCTAGCCGGTGGCAGTCTTTTGGATAGTCCTTTCACCAAGCCTTTCAGGTTAAGCCCTTCTTTTTTAGCAGGAAGCTTTTTGTCTTTTTCAATTAGTTTTTGATTTTCTTTTTTACGTTGGTTGTCTTCAAATTCTCTAGACCCTCTTTCAGGTGGTAAGTTAAGTGCCTCTTTAAGGTAGTCATCGAAAGCCTCCACATCCTCTTTAGGTATTTCGTTAGGTTTTAAAGTGTCAAAAAAGTCTGCTTCTAAATCACCAGCGTCGTCCGGTGCGGACCTACTATAATAAAAATCTTTTGTAAAATCTATTGACTTTTCTTGATCTATAAAAAATGGTTCTCCGGGTTCTACAGGCTCTCCAACAACTTCAGGATTAAAGTCTATTTCATAGGAAGGTATCTCATAGTCTACATATTCAGTATCACCGTCAGGTGTTGTATAACCGCCCATTGCCTGTTCTGTGATAGTTAGTTTACCTTGACCCTTTGGCATGTCGAGCCCACCACTTGTTACCTCCGCGTAACCAGGATTGTATTCTTCATATTTAAATTTACCAAGCTCATAAACATCAAGTCCGTCTTTCGATGAAAAAGTTCCTTTTGATTTTATGATGTCTAACAGCGGAGTATAATTGTAAGGGGTATTTGTAATTTGTTTAGCAGCCTCTGTTTCCATGATACCACCCGTGCCACCTGGAAAGGCTGTCGATGCTGCAGCTCCCATGATACCTTTTCCCGATGTTTTTAAAAATTGACGACGACTAATCGGATCAACAAAAGTTTCTTCTAGTTTACTACCCATTAGTAGTATACTCTTTGTTGTTGTGGTAGAGGACTGTCTTGTTCATCTTCAGGGTGTTCAATAAATCCTCCTTGTCTAAATCTCATTACTGCTTGTGTCATACTATCTACCAAATCGTCGTGATCACCATAAGGAAAAGCTGCGCACTCTTCGATAACTTCTTCTGCAAATTTATCGTCGGTTGCCCATACCTGCCCTGACTCAAATAAAGGTGCCACGGCGTTAACTCGAGCGTGCTTATCATTACCACGACTCGGTGTATAATTTATAACTGGTATTCCTTGTTTACGCAATTCAAAAGTCAATGGCATACCACTTGCTTTACCCTCCACAATAACACTTTCGGGTTTCCAGTAGTTATACTGTTCGAGGGCCACGCGCCTCAACTCAGGAAACTCAAATCGATCTTTGACGACATCTAACAAGATAAGATTCGGTCCGCT